GACTCTACAAGAACAACCCTGTAAGGTTTGTGCAAGAAGTGTTAGGCGTCACGCCTGACCCGTGGCAAGCTGAATTTCTGATGCACATAGCCAAGGGCAACCGCCGCATCTCTGTCAGGTCTGGCCACGGCGTTGGCAAATCGACCGCTGGCGCATGGGCCATGCTCTGGTACCTACATTTGCGGTTCCCGGTGAAGATTGTCGTTACGGCCCCCACCTCCAGCCAGTTGTATGACGCCTTGTTTGCGGAACTCAAGCGCTGGATCAAGGCCATGCCGCAGCTCTTACAGGATCAGCTCGAGGTCAAGCAAGACCGCATCGAGGTCAAGGATGCCGCCACCGAGGCCTTCATTTCAGCACGCACGTCCAGAGCCGAGCAGCCCGAGGCCCTCCAAGGCGTGCACAGCGACAACGTGATGCTGGTGGGAGATGAGGCATCGGGCATCCCCGAACAGGTCTTTGAGGCCGCTGGTGGCTCCATGTCTGGACACAATGCCGTGACGTTGCTGCTGGGTAACCCGGTGAGGTCCAGTGGGTTTTTCTACGATACCCACAACAGGCTTGCTGATGACTGGGTGACTATGAAGGTAGCGTGCGCTGACTCACCTCAAGTGAGCGAGGCCTACATTGAAGAGATGAAGGCGCGTTACGGTGAAGAGTCCAATGCTTACCGCATTCGCGTCCTGGGTGAATTCCCCAGATCTGACGATGACACGGTGATCCCGATGGAGTTGCTGGAGATGGCAAGCCAAAGGGATGTGGAGGCCAGCCAGCACTCAAAAATGGTTTGGGGTTTGGACGTTGCCAGGTTCGGGTCTGACAAGTCTGCCTTGTGCAAGAGGCAGGGTAATGCTGTCACTGAACCTGTGAAGACGTGGAAAAACTTGGATTTGATGCAGCTCACGGGTGCCATTGTGGCTGAGTGGGAAGTCTTGATGCCCAGCGCCAGGCCGCAAGAGATCTTGGTTGACTCGATTGGTTTGGGCGCTGGGGTTGTTGACCGGCTGCGGGAGTTGGGTTTGCCGGCTCGCGGGATCAATGTGGCCGAGAGTCCGGCCATGGGCAATACTTACAGGAATCTGAAAGCTGAACTTTGGCACAAGGCCAAGGCCTGGCTGGAGGCGCGGGACTGTCGGATGCCCAAAGATGAGGCGTTGATCGCTGAGTTGGCCACAGTGAGGTATTCGTTCACGTCCAGCGGGAAGATCCAGATTGAGGGCAAAGACGAGATCAGAAAGCGCGGCCTACCATCCCCTGACCGGGCAGATGCGTTTTGCTTGACCTTTGCGTCTGATGCCGTTGTCGGGATGTATGGGTCTGCTGGGTCTGCAAAGTGGTCGCAGCCTTTGCGCCGCAACCTGCCAAGGGTTGCATAATTGGGGATCAAAGGAGCAGTAAGCATGAAGATGACCAAAGCGCAAAAGAAAGTTGGCAAGGTGATGGGCGAATATAAGTCTGGCACATTGCACTCTGGCAAGGGCGGCAAAGTCGTCAAGAATCCCAAGCAGGCGATTGCCATTGCGTTATCCGAGGCCAAGATGCCTATGCGCGGATCACGCACTGCCACCAACATGAAGTCACGGGGCATGAAATGAAACCCGGCCTCTATGCCAATATCCACGCCAAGCAGGCACGTATTGCGGCTGGCTCCAAAGAGAAGATGCGTAAACCCGGCTCGCCCGGCGCTCCCACTGCCAAGGCTTTCAAGCAGGCAGCCAAGACGGCCAAAGTGGCCAAGAAGAAATGATCAAGCGCGGATCTGAGACATTCTCAGGCTACAACACCCCCAAGCGCACGCCTGGCCACAAGACCAAGAGTCACGCTGTGCTGGCAAAGAGTGGGGACGAGGTCAAGCTGATCAGGTTTGGTCAGCAAGGTGTTTCTGGGTCTCCTGATGGGACCAAGAGAAACGAGGCATTTAAGGCCAGGCACGCAAAGAACATTGCCAAGGGCAAGATGTCTGCGGCGTACTGGAGTAACCGCGTTAAGTGGTGAATAATTTAAAGTGGTGAACGACTATGGCAACCAGAGACTATGAACGCGCAGCCGAGCAGATGATGAAGGGTAATGGGGACAAGTGCCCCATTGCTACTCAAGACATCACGGTCAACCTCAAGAACCGCGGCAAGGCCATCAATTCGGCAGAGTACGGCCCTGAGAATCCGGCACTGCCTAATAAGCAGTTTTGGATGAAAAAGGCAAACACCTGGGAAGTGAGCGAGAAGGACGCGAAGACCTGTCTTTGCGGTAACTGCGCCGCATTCAACCAAGAGAAGTCAATGCTTGACTGCATCGCCAAGGGCATTGGGGATGAGGGTGACCCTTGGGCCATGATCGAGGCCGGGGACCTTGGGTACTGTGAGATTTTTGACTTCAAGTGCGCAGCCAGTCGTACTTGTGATGCCTGGGTTGCTGGCAGCGAAGAGGGCGAAGACGAGGAAGAGGGCGATGGCGAAGACAATGGCCAAGAGTACGGCGGCAACGACATGGGTTCTGCCGGTATGGGTTCGCTGATCACGATCAATGTTGAGGGTAAGGATTGATCGCACCCATCGCTGTTGCCACGGTCAAGGGCAAGTGCTTGCGCATGATGATGATGAGCGTGCGCGAGTACGCCAGCGAAGTGCCCATCTATTTGCGCGGCCCTGAGTCAGTCATTGGCCCCCATGATGCCGATCATCAGATCGACGGCCAACCGTCCACGTTTGGCGAGTGCTACAACGAGGTGATTGATGCCGTCTTTGCTGACGGGTTTGACTCTGTCGTTGTGGCCAATGATGACATTGTCCTGACCCCAACAAGCTACCAGGTTCTGATGGATGACGTGGCGCTGCTTAAGAAAGAGGTGCCCAAGCTGGGCTGGGTGGCTGCCAGGTGTGATGCATCCAGGGCCACGCAGAACATCAGGTCAAACCCGTTTGGTGAGGATCTGTATTACTTCAAGCACCCCTGGGAAGAGCACATCATGCCAATGGAGTGCCCGTCTCCAATTTTTGCCTGGATCTCGCGGGAGGCCTGGGAAGTGGCGAAGTATCCACCGCTGAATTGGTACTCTGATGACGTGCATTGCACCGATTTGCTGGCCGCCGGGTTTCAGCACTACCTGTCCCGGTCCTATGTCCACCACGTTGGCAGCCAGACAATTGGCCTTGATGGTGCCAAATTGATTCAGCAGGCAACACCGTGGCTGAGAAAGAACCGACCCGAATATGCCAAGCAATGGTTTGACACTTAACCTGGGTAGTGGCCGGGACCGGCGCACTGAGTGCGTGAACGCTGATATTCGCGCTGACGTTGGCGCTGACTGGATCGTTGACATTTCCAAATTGTCATATGGTGAGGTGGTTCAGTCGCCAATTGACCTGGTGACTATTCGGCCAGGGATGTTTTCAAAGATCATTGCCATTGACGTTCTTGAGCACATTCCTGACCTAGTCGCGGCCATGACCAATTGCCGGGATTTGCTGGAGATGGGCGGCGAGATGCACATATCAGTACCCTATGACCTGAGTCTTGGTGCCTGGCAAGACCCCACCCATGTGCGTGCATTCAATGAGAACTCATGGGTTTATTACTGCGCCTGGGCCTGGTACTTGGGTTGGACGGGTTCAAGGTTCAACATGGAGCACCTGGAGTTTAGATTTAGCCCAGGCACAGACTTAGAATTGCCGCAAGATCAATTGCTGCGCACGCCCAGGGCGGTTGAGTCCATGTATGTGGTTTTGAAGAAAGTCAAAATATGATCAACGATCTGGAAATTAGCACCGACATTGCGTCCACCGAGCAGATGGATGACAGCGAGCTGCAAGGCATCATCACGTCTGACCTTGAGGACGCAATCAGCTACATCGATTCGGACCTGAGTCCCATTCGCGCCAAGGGCACCGAGTACTACCGCGGTGACCCCTTTGGCAATGAGGAAGAGGGGCGAAGCCAGGTTGTGGCCATGGAGGTGCGCGACACGGTGAGCGCCATGATGCCAAGCCTCATGCGCGTGTTTTTCAGCACCGAGAATGTTGTCGAGTACATCCCCCGAGGCCCAGAGGACGTGAAGGGTGCGCAGCAGGCAACTGACTATGCAAACCTGATCTTCACGTCTGACAACAACGGGTTTATGACCACATATGCATTGTTCAAGGATGCCCTGGTCAGGAAGTGCGGAATTGCC